AAGAAATTTCCGCAAAGAATAGTCAACGTGGACCGAAATGGTCCAAACGAGGTAAATCCTCTCAGAAGCGCTCTCCTAAGGGTAAAGGAGAACTGTCATCTTTGAGCAGTGACAGTATTACGGGCGGGAAATCCGTCCCTCAGCTAAAGCTGAAAGCGCTTTCGTTGCACGGCGCTAGCTTGCGCCTCAAACCTACTGACGGTGGGGATCCGGCCTGTGCCCAGTGGCTGGAATCCATCGGATTGACACCTTTCAACGCGAAGAACTTGAAGAACCCCCACGCTTTTGGAGCGGCTTCACGTATCTCGGCTTTTATTTCCTTCTTGCAGGAAGTGACCCGCGGTCGTAATTCAATTAGTCTTTTGAGTTGGTTTGGTTCGGACAGAGATAAGCAGATGGTCGAACATCTGCTGAACGAAGTCCGTAGACATTCCAGTCAAAAGCTAGTTGAACTCGACAACTATGAGCCTTATTCGGTCCAAGGAGATTTGGCTCGTGGTAAAATTAGAATCGACTCACTTAAAGAGGTTTACGACGCTGCATTCGTCCAAGATGTTTATCATCTCGATGATACAGTGTTCTCTAGCCTCTTTAGTGTAAGCGATGTCGTCTATTTCGCGGTTCGTCGCTTCGATGGCTTGGCGGGAGTCGAGACTTACACCACGCGAGGCCACAAGACTCAATGTGAGGGTATGTGGGTACGTCGTGATGACGGGTCTATTCTTTATAGACCGGACACCACGAACACTATCTATCCACCTCATCCGGACGCCAACTTTCTCTTTCAACCTTTCTTTGAGAAAGCTGGAGTCAAATACGAGGCATCGGTTCTTCGCACCTTTGGATATATATCTCTGATCAGAGTTTGTAGATCCTTAGTTTCCGCAGTTGAAGTTAATTGCGATGAGTACGTCGGCAACCCAACGGTTGAAGAATATGAGTTCAAAACGTCGGATCCGAAGGCCATGCGCAGTGGCCATTTGACACGTTTCGCTCTGTTTTTAGCTAAGCCGTTCTTTACCGAAGAATGGACAGTTAAAACTGTTGTTCACCGCGAGATTCTCTCTGACTTAGGAAGCACATATGTTCTTAAGAAACCATCTGATTATCAGATGCAGAGTAGTCTCACTGACGTACGCAACCGCCTGCTGGACTTACCCGGCTGGGGCAATTTTCGCTTGAGTTGGCCAGAAAAATTCGAGGATATTGTCCACGGTACCTGGCTGGCGGTTGTTTTTGGAAGGAAAAATCAAGTCAGTATGGATTTGATGATCGCTTCGTCGAGCACACGCGATGGAGTTGATCGCATCAGTGAAGTTGGTAAAGGAGTGACTCCTGCTAGCTTCGGTCGGAACTTTCGCTGGAAGCGACTAGTGGCCACTGGAAGTGGTCTACTGGCTTTGCTTATCAGTTTATACCGTGGACGCCGTTTGCTCTGGGAATTCTTTATGGGTTCTCTACGCAAATTGATGGACAAGCTTCTCAGCTTCTTCCGTCGTTGGCGGCCCGCGAGCTTGGTCAACACACTCACAGATACTTCAAATCTTATGGTTGTTGGATCTGGATTCTTGGAAGAATATCTCAAGAAAGAGTACCCTGTTTTCGGGTGGGCTCTGGTGGCAGTTGAAGCTGGCGTGAATCACTTTAGAGGCCGAGAGTTGGCTTGGCCTCTCATGTGTCACGGTATAAGCGGTTTGATTTCTCAGAAATCGCTGGTAGCTGGGGCGGCTTTGCACACTCTGTACAATTGTGTTGCTATAGTCCAGTCACGCGGCACCCTGTTCGACCGATTCAAGCAGAACTACCTTGACCATTGTGATTTCGAGGAGAGAGGAGTGGAGCACCTGACACCCGGGACTCTGCTCCCATCCATGAATTCGCGCATGAATTGGATGGACGAACCACTAGTTGGTAAGGTTTCATACTCAACAGGCAAATACGCTTTGAGTACTTCGGACATCATGGCACGATGTCAGAGTGAAGAACCTTTTAGATATGACACAGGCATTAAGCCCGTCATAGCTACTAATGGTATTCTTTATAAACCTAGTCGTTCCTTATCCAATTTGGTCGTGGCCATACGCATGAGAATGCTAACGCTTCCCAAGAGTCTCAGAGGCAAAGATGACTTCGAAGTGGCGGCCATAGATCAGCGACTTTTTGCTGCTCTCAGTCTGTTTAAAGTGGTAGTCGAGTCTGTTCCAGTTCCAGAACGACCTTCGTTGCAAGATTGCATTGACGCCATTAGCGACGGACGCAAAAAGAAACGCTTCATTGATGCACACCGGGATATACAAGACGGTCGTGTCAACATCTTCGATGATACCAACTATTCATTTGAGAAAGAGACGCGGCCCACTGTTCACCCAAAAATTGACGAGACCATCTCTGGTCGTAAGGATGCACTTATGAATTCTGCGATCTTAACAGAGAAGCCCAG